CGAAGGAGGGAAAGGAGGAGAAGGATGATTTTCCAGGCGAAGGGTCGAGTGACGAGGAAGTCGAGCAGGAGTTGAAACTTGATCCGGTGTACTACCCACGACCCTACTACTATAGGGGACCACCCGTGGCGTACTGGCAGCATCATGGGGAGTTATCATATCATGATAACAGTGACAGGCGCGATTATCCTCCCCCTCAGTTGCCACCGTTGCCGCGCCCTGGGTTCCGCCCTCCTTTGCACATTAATGAGCGGGCTCTCGGCGGAGGACAGTTGTGCCTACATGACCCCCATCCTCATCTTGCGGTTCGTCTTGCTCGTCGTGCACATGCTCTTATTCGCCCACATGCTCATGCCATGGTGGTCGTTGCTCAGGCACAGGCTAGACTTGTTGCAGCCGCCCTTGGCAATCGTGTTCAGCTTGCCTTGGCACCCCCACCAATCCCCGTCCCGCCGCCTGCCCCCTTTCTTGACCCTGCGTTTGTGGCCGCTATGCATCCTGCTGATGATCCAGCGGATATGATTGCACAGTATCTGGCGGGGTTCATCCCTCCTGCCCCCCAAATGTTGGCCCCGCGCGCTGACCTCACCGTTGCTGATGTTATCTTATTTGTTAACGAGCCCGGAGGGGCTCGCACATTCGGCGACAGGGTGGTGGACTTCTTCGGCGCCATCATCCCCGGATTCCATGGAATCAATGAGCCCATGCTCAACGAGTCTAGCTGGTTTACCCAACAGGAAGCTATAAACGTGCAAAACACGGTGGACCGGCGGTTCATCTTCGACTTGTTCTGGCGGTTTAGAAGCGAGCGAGGTGTGAGCCGTCAGCCAACAGTACTTGCCCGGGCGCATACTGCTGAGATCATACTGACAGCAGCGTCCTTTGACTCCTTTCAGGATGCTATGATCTTTCCGGGGCTCATCCACGCTCTTACACGGGTCGATAATAGTTATTGTAAGGACATTATGGCTCGTGACGTTGTGTTTTGGAACGGGGATAAGGCCATGGAGCTCCGCAGCAGTTATAGCCTCGCTGTGCGTCAGTGTGCGCTCAAGCTGCCCTTTTTCCAGGAGTGGTTTGACTACAACATTACTATTACCAACAATACTATCGAGCATTTTGTCCAGGTGATGCTCTTCCGTGACATTGTGCGGTTGATGCGCACGCCAGTGACTACCATGAAGCCGGTTTTTCGGGTAAGGGGGCACTCCAGGACTACCCGGAGGTTCGCCCCTGCTTCAAGGTTGGCGTAGTGGATTGTGTCGTCGAAAAGGAGTATGTATATAACAACAGGTTTAAGTGTATCAAAGGGGAACAGTACTGGCACGACGGGCACCTTGAGTTCCCCGCTGGGAAGCAGAAGGAGGATGGCACATACCGCACGTTTTTCGGGCCTGCACCTATGCACAATGGTGTGATTTATGCGAATACCGACCGCAACCTTGCACTGGCGATCCGTAGACTGACAGCTGTTCGCAAACCCGAGATCCCGGGCTATCACGAATTGCTGTATCGCAATCAGGCGAAGTTCATTGATGAACACAAGGATTGGCTGCTCGGGATGCGCGAGAGGTATACTCCATACTTCTCTGACTGGGTTAGTGCGCGAATGGAGGCCGAAGCGCATCATGCCGACCCTCATCCGAAGAGGGAGTTGCGCATCCAAGCGTGGCGTGAGTTGATTGAGACTGCACATGCCAACGACCCTGACCACACCTGGGAGATAACGAAGAACTGGTGGAAGCTTAAACTGAACGAGTGGGCAAAGAGCGGGAAGTATCCGCGTACGATTGTCGACCTCTTCACCCCCGCCTCTCTCTTGGGGTTTAAGTTGTGTGAGCGCATGAAGATAGCTATGGCGGCGGAGAAGATCCACATAAATGGTGGCGATATTTGGTTCATCAAGTCACCTGAACCCGGTATCATGAAGGAGGCATTTGAGATGCTCTACAATCCTCCCGGACGATTCTTCTTCTGTTACTTCTCAGACGACTCCGTCTTAGCTATCCGGGACAAGAATGGGAAGGTACATTGGTATTGTCTCGACATAGTCTCCTGTGACACATCCCATGACGCCCGTCT